CTTGGATTTGAAAGCTGTTGAAATCAGCTATTTTATAAAACGAAGGCCAGGTATATTCTTCCTGACCAACAACCAATGTATCTGTTTCTTCAGCAGCATTAAAAGGCCACTCAAATTCTGCTTGATTAATTTTAGCAACGGCAGCTTTTACTGCATCTTTAACAAGTGCTTGTACTCCCAATACAGACGCAAAATCGCCTTCAATGATTTCTACTTCATTAAGGCGGCGTAAGACTTGATTACATAAGCTTAAATAGGTGCTGGGCATATCATACCTTTAGATAGAGGAATGGGGCCAACAATTAAGCCAGCCCCAAAAAGTTTATGCTAAGTAGTCACGATCTGCGATATCAGCTACACTGATACCCGTATCATTAATGTCCATTAGAATAGCATAGATGCGTAATTTACCTGTTGTTAAAGCAGTGCCAGACTGCGTAACAAGCTTCAGGTCAATGTTGTCCGCAGCTACTGCTACCAACGGCTGGTATGCCGCTGCGTTTTGAGCAATAGTTCCAGCAGAAACGCTGTCCGAACCATCCATCCCATCAACGAAACAGTCTACATCAACTCCTGTACCAAGATCGAAAGTTGTTGTACCACCTGAAGTAGCAGTATCAACTTCAATACCAGCATTTAAAATCATTGTCCCTTTTGGGACAGCAATTACTGGAATTACATCACCAGCGGCTAGGGCAGAACCCTTGTCCGATAGTGCTGTTGCTAAATCTACAATGGTCTGAACCATGTAGGGTTGACGGCCACGGGCAGAAGCCCCACGCGCAGCCGCTAAAGTGTTATCACCAAGTGCCATGTTTTAGTTCTCCCTTACGCAGCGTTATATTTTGCGGTTACAATTGCTTCTGGTCGAAGAATCTTCGAACCATAGACCTGCATCCCACGGACGATATCGGCAAAGCTATCTGGATCACGGTATGTTTCCGTTTTGTTGATCTGTTCTGCTGTTGCTACTGCTGAGTCATGACCAGCTACTATAACTCCGAAATTTACGTTGTTATTGGCTGAACCGGAGGTTCCTGCACCTGTGCCTACCGCTGGAAGATTGCTTGAAGTATATACACGGAAACCGTGGAAGTTCTTCAAAGTCAAACCATTGCGTAGTCCACCGGCTTCACCGAAATCAGCGTTCATGAAGCGTGAATCTTCATCTGCTAATAGTTCCATGAATACTGGATCAACACATAACCAACGACCTTGTGTATCAACTTGCTGTTGATCCATAAGACGTTTCATACGAGCGACAACCATTGCTGGCGAAGCTGTAGCTGTTGGTAGTGCAGTTGCACCTGGTAAACGTGCCGCTAGTGGGATCGAATGATCGCCAGCAGAAGACGTTGTGATATTACCAAATGAGCCTTTAGTTAACTTCATGCTTGAAAGCAATTCGTCTGTTCCGGCTGTTGCTACCGCTTTATCACCGCGAGATGTTGAATTAACTGCATCTGCTGATGAATGGATTGATGATTGCTTATAACCAGCTAAGTAACCAAGAACGTCTTGGTCAAATTGGTCAGCTAAACGATAAGCTGCACGATCTACTGCAAGTTGCATAAAGTTTACGTGAGAGTGTGCTTCTTCAATGTCATCGATTTTAAAAGCAAAGTAGTTAGCTTTATCAACAACTAATGAAAAGTCTTCATCATCCAAATCTTGTGGATTAATTACAGTACCGCGAGCATATGAGGATACTGAAATTTCAGGCTCCTTTATAATTCTCACAGTGTCACCTTGGCTGCTAATTTCGCCAAAATATTCGTTGTTAGTTATATCACCTACAACAGTTGCCTTACGAAAAGCGCTTTGCGTTTTCTTCGAGTAAATAATTGAGCTAAAATTTCCGTTAGGAAGATTTCCATGCCCTGGTGCGGATTGAAATGCCATTATGTATATCCTTGAATGAAATGGCTGTAAATTCACTTCCAAGATCAACTTGCACTTTGAGAGATGGCCGTAGCTGTACGGCACTCTAGTAATTGGGTTTTAAAGTGATTTGTTAATGCCAGAAGCAGCTAAATCAGACAATTAAACAACAGTGTCAGCTTATTTAGAGTATCGTATAAACGGGTCCAAACGCACTGGTAGACTTTGTAGTATTATCTGGTGGGGGTGAGCTAGGGTATACTAAAATAGTGTCCTAAAGCTCTATTGTTCATTGCATACATTATAACACAGTGAACTAATTAGTGCAACAGTAGATTGCTTAGTTAAGTACTAACGCGCACCACCTGAAACATCGTATCCGAATGTTCCTGCTTTGATAGAAGCATTGATTGCTTCTTCATTTTCTTCAAACTCTTGAGCTGACATATTGGCAACTTTAGTTTCAGTAAATGCCATTTTACTTGTAGCTGTTGGTGCTGAGGAATTTGTACGACCAACAGCTTGTGCCGCTGAATGGTCTACTTTTGTTTTGCCTTTATCGGCTTTATATAAATCGATAGTACGAGAAGCCCATTGTGCATCGGTATCATTTTTATAAACGCTATCTTGCATAGCAGATGGCTGCATTGATACCCACTCATGAAATTTAGGGTCTTGCCGTATTGTAGCAAAGTCAGGGTGATATTTCATTAATTGCTGTTCAGCACTTTGGCGGTTTAAGCTTTTCTCAAACTTCTCAACCTGCTCTAAGCGCTTTTCACCTTCAGCTAATGCTTCATTCGCCCGTTTACGTGCAATCGTATCAACAATCTTTGCAACATCAGGGTATCTACTTGACCAAGCTTCAACTTCTTCGTCTGTCTTCGGAAACTTAATCTGCTTACGTGTTGCAACATCTAGTTGATTTTTTACTTGCTGAAGCTCTTCGTCCTTTTGATTACGAACTGTTTGAATATGCCTTTGAATATCCTGATATCTTTTTTTGTAGGATTCTTCCTCAGCATCTAATTCGGGTTGTGCATTTACTTGCGCCATTTCCTCCGAATAAGATAAATCGTTATCTTCTTCTGGTACACGGCTATTTTTTACGTTATTCATTTATACCTCATTTGGGTCCAATACTTTGGGTATCCAAGTTAAACCATGAATGCATACTTCTTATCTTGCATGATTCCTGGAAGTGATAATGTCTCTGGCTTGATTTCTTCAATCTCTTCAGAGTCATCTAATTTGTCGTCCACCTTTGTAGTGGCGACTTCTACATCGATTTCTTTATCGACTTCTTCTTCCTCAACCTCTTCAGTATCGGAATCCTCAACATGCTGAATAAGCCCATCCATCTTCATAGACATCAAGCCCATCTCAGCTTCTGCTTGCATCATTTGAATATGCTTTAAGCCATGCCACTTAACTACGTGCGCTGGGATTACATATTCATCAGTGCTAATCTTTGCATCAATATCATCACGAACATTCTCTGCACTTGCTCCTAATGGGATTGGATTACCTGAGACATCATCATACCCCATGATACCTCCACCCATACCACATGAGCCGTCACATTCGCCTTCACAACCACAAGCCATGCCGCCATGAGACATCTTCATTTTCTTGGCCATACCACCACCATACATCTCTACTAGCTCATCGTCTTTGATAGCCCGTTGTATGGCTTCTCCAGTAGCTTCCTCATATTTAGTTAATTTGCCGTCACCATCTTTGTCGGCTTTTTTACGATCTAGTTGAAATTTTTTATTAGCCATGTCTCTTCCTTCAGGTGTGGTAATGCCTTTGGTTGCAGTAGCTAAACCGCCTAACCCAAAGCTTTGATTTGTTTTACTAGCAAGTTCTTCTCTAGCCTCTTCCGGCGTAGTAGTAGGGTCGAAATTCATATGGTAAATATCATCTTTTTTCTGTAACAATGCCCTACCTTCGTCAGTAGGTTCTGCACTATCCCATTCAACCCCACTGTTTACTGCATTCTCTATTGCAGTTTCAGTATCAACAATTTGACCATCCCATAAGGTTGGTATCAGGACTTCCCTACCATCGATCTCTACAATGGCAGTAACGACAGTGGATACACTCCCATCTTCATTTTCTAAAGTCTTACCATTAGCAAGATTATATAAATGATGTTCTGTAATAGGATCGATTATTCTGCTCCCTTAATAACTTCATCTCGAAGTGTCTTAAGTCTATTCAATTCTGCAATTGAACCTTGGATGCGTTTAACTCTGTCCATGTCAGTTTCAGTACTCATTTGAGTATGTAAAATTTTAATACGCATATCTGCATACTCTGTTAGAAGGCTGTACTGAGCTTTGGTATTTACTAAGAGTAAAAGCCCCCGATAGTCTTGTTGGTTCATACCGGAGCCTGTCCTGCTGGAGCGCCTTGAGGCTGTGCAGGAGTACCGCCATTAGCGCCTCCACCAGCGCCGGTAAATCCGGCTGCATCTGGCTCAGGAGCCTGTCCAGGAGCTATATTACCACCGCCGTTACCTGTTGGGTCTTGAGGGCTTGGAGCGCCTTGTGGACCTGCCTGTGGAGGGGGTGCAGGTTGCTCAGGCATCAAAGCCTGTATCTCTGCCATCATCTTTTGTTGAATAGCAGCTTCGCGTGGATCGTTTAGTATTTTGTCTTCATCTAAATCCATAGAAGAGGCTAACTCACGTAAGATATAATCATACTTAACAAACGGAGCCATCTGAGGATTACCGGTCATCTGCATAAACTGCAATAGTCGTTGGCTGCGAACTTCATTACGCATAAGGCTTTCAGTCCCACGCGCTTTTACTTCTAAGTCCCCAATAAATTCTTTGTCAAAATTGAACTGCATATTAAATGCAAATAGGCTCTTACCCAATGGCGATAACAGGTAATCATCGATGTTACGAACCACTGCTTTGATGTTTTGTGCAGCAGCCCCCATTAACATACTCATACCTGATGCTGTACGCCCTACTCCACCAACAGCCCCTGAGCCGTGAGTATAAGATGGTATGCCAGTAGCCTCATCCGCAAGCTGTCGGCTCTTATCAAACATCATTAGTAGCTCTTGGGACACATTAGGGAACTTTGTGCCGAAGATGGCCTGTCCAGGCGCACCAGCCTGTCTTCTAAAGACTTTTCCTGGATATACAGACATATCCTGTCCAGGAACTAGGTTGGTTTCATCTACCTCTATCAATAGGTTTCCAGATAAAGCGCCATTGTCTACAGCCATACGCATAAAGCCGTTCATTAGCAGTTGAGTGTCTGTCATGTTCTCTGCAACACCAATACCAAAGAAAGAGTACGGATTTAGCTCATACGGCACTGCAAGGTATGGAATACGGCTTGGAGTGAACGGATTTAGCACTAAACGCAGTATTTGACCGTTACAGACCCATATATTGACCTGAATTTCGTCTTGTTTAGCTAATTTCTTAGGTATTTTGATATCAGCTTGTTCAGCTAATTCGGTGTCTAAAACGCCCCAATATTCAAGAACTTCGTATCTTTCGATGTCAGATGCAATGGAATCGTCCTCTAAAGCGTCCTCCCAGTACTCTCTTTGGTAGTCAGCACCGTATTCTAAGGCTAATTCTATGCTCTCTGACCTAAAATGAGGTCTTTTCTTCAATCCACGTAGCTGAGAACGGTTTAAACGGTGTCTTTGGATAGAAAACTCAGATTCTGCCATATTTCTGGCATCTGGATCGGGATAAAAGTCCCAAATACTAACATATTCCATCTTTGGAATGGTTTCGAAGAGTGGATCGTAGTTTCCTTCGCTATCCCAGCGCGGATATTCCTTATCTTGGGCAAATGGCCCCTTAAATACCCCCGTTCCAAAGAGACAGCACTCAAAAGCTATCGATCTAAGGTGTTTTGGGGCATCAGTTTCGTCTAATTGGTCGTGCATCATCTTTTCCATCTTCTGTGCTGCACGTTTTGCCGGTTCAAAGGTAATAGACTCTGCCGTTTTACCTACCCCAAGCTCTAAATCGTCTTCTACTTCTTTTAAATCCTCCGCATAGATACCTAAATCCTTAGCGATGTCTGGTCTAGCAATAGAACGCTTAGGTTTATAGTCTACCCCAGCTTTTTCTTTGATATTTTCCTCAGTTAAGGCATTTGGATTGAAACTTACTGCATCAACTGTGTTATTTGGGAATTGTCGGGACTCAATACCGATTGGAAACTTACTTCCGGCGAATAATACGTCTACTACTTGAGCATAGGCCGCTAATACCTTGGTTTTAGTAACTTTTATGAAGGCTTTTGACTTTTCAGTCTCCGTAAACTGCACTTCACTAGAGTATAGCCCTCTATAATTGCGATATGCGTCTAACCAACGCTCCTCATCAACAACTCTAGCGTCCTTAGATCGTCTATATTGACCTTTTATAAAGGCAACTGCACCAGAATAACTAAGATTTTCCGCTTCTACGTCCCCGTCTTCGGCTAAAGGCACTGCAACGTCAGTATCTGTAACGTCATCTGGTAGAGGTTTATTCATTAAAGCCATATTTAATATCCAAAGGTTGCGTCAGCAGGTTGCCAAACTTGTTGTGGTATGCCTCTTCCCGTATCAAAGGGAGAAAACGCTCTAGGTCTGCTCATAACGGCGTATCTAACGCTGTCGTAAGCATGGTCAGTGGCATATCTGGGATCAATATCATCAGAGCCTCTGGGATCAGCAGGTATAACTGGTAAATCTGCTATAATTTGTCTGCAAGTATTAAAAAATTGAAGGCCAGGCACTCCTGTAACCTCATCTACCTTTAAAACTTCATGAAAACGGTTCTTTCCAGCTATTCTAGCTCCATTAGTTCTATCACTAGGTCGCCATCTACAGCCTTGAGAGATCATTTCTTCAGCTATTGAGGGGCCAAGTTGCCCTCTATTGTGCCAACAGCTTGAGTCTAAGACCCCGTAATCTATACGTTCACCTTCTTCAGCCGCCATAACAGCTTTAGCCAAGTCCCTGCCCGTATGCTTTGTTAAATATAACTCACGGTAATTAATTAAAGTGCTAAAATTGGGATCAATAGCAAACCAATGAACGGCGCTATAAGAACTGTATCCATAGTCGCATGATCTAAATCTACGCCAATTATCTGGAATATCAAAAGGCTCAATAACATGAGTATTTAACCTAAATTCTGAGAACGCAGCCCCATCAGAGATTGTCCAATCGCCTTCAAGTAGCTGTCTGCGCTGCATTTCTGGAAGAGATAGAAGGTTAGCCTCGTATTGGCCGCCCTCCATGAGATAGGGATTATCCTGTAACTTAGCTGGAATAAACCTACGATAGAATAAAGGCTCTCCAGCCTTCTCATGGCTGTCTGGATAGACTAAATCATCTCCAGTTTCTAAGTCTTTAGCTACAAATTTAGTATTTTCAGGCGCTGGGTCTATAAACATACGCTTAACCCAACCATGTCCTACACCACCAGGGTTTGTAGTAGCCCTCATGTAGGTTGGAAGGTCAGGATCAGTGGTTCTCAAGCGACTCCTCATATAATTCCACGCGAACTGAGTGGGGTATTGAGTTAGTTCGTCGAAGGCTATGTAACTAAAAGCCTGACCTTGGTAACGTAAAACGTCCTGATCTCTCTCAAGGTAGGTAAGCCATAGCTTTGCGCCACTTGGGAATGTCCACTGGGACTTCTTTTCGCCCCATTTAGCACCCTTAAATATCTTTGGGTATAATTCCTGAGTTTTCCAAACAATTTCTCTTAATTCATCAGTGCTTCTACGAAGAATAAGCCCATTAAAGTTAGGGTTTTCAAAGTACCTCATAGCATCGGCTATTAAGGCATAAGTTTTTCCACCACCTCCTGCGCCCCCATAAAGTACCTCTCGTTCAGAAGAAGCAAGGAACTCTGTCTGAGGCCCTGGATTAGGAGAGAACATTACATCCCTCTTCTTTTTCTCGCTTTCAATTACAGAGAAATCAAGGTTTGCAGTACTTAGTTCTTCGCTAGGAGTTAAAGCCGCTAACTTCTTCTTTGCTAAGGTTAGTCTACGTTTAGCATCAGTCTGTTTGCGTTTAGCTGCACTAATCTTCCTATCTTCAGGAGTTTTAGGCTTCCTCTTACGATTGCTTTTAGCTAACTCTTTAAGACGCTTAGAAGGTTTCTCACTATCTTTCCCTCGCCGTGTCTTCCAAATGTGTATCAATCCCTGATGACTTATCTTGTCCCCAGTTTTAGAACTTAACCATTCCGCAGTCTTACGAGTAGAATGCCCTTCCTCAAGATAATCCATAGCCTCTTCTACTAAGGCAGCCTTCTTTTCATCAGCTACTAATATTAAAGGATCATCTTCAGACTGCTTGTACGCATACGGTATCTTTGCAGTCTTATTAGGCCGTGTTCTGTTTAACCAGATGCTCAATCTTCATTCTTCGGTGGTAGGATAAACATCGCACCGCCTGTATTCTTAACCTCAACCTGCTCTTTTTTAACAAGACCTGTTCTATCCATGATCTGTGCAGCCGCAGCTATAGAGTTTCTAGCTCCCATAGCACCTGGATCGTCTAAGACTTCAACCATACCCCATGCAGCTTTTGGTGCATTCATTTGGAGTATCTTATTAGCCCTAGCATGGATTTCAGTACCAAGAGATTCAATCATTGAATTAATAGTAGTCGTTTTAGAATACCCTGCTAAGTCCATAGCCTTACGGATACTACCCTTAACTTCCTTAAGCATCAAAGCTTCTAAGAAAGCATTCTGCTTATCGGTATATACCTTTTCATCTGGCATTATTTCTTAGCCTTTTTTTTCTTAGGCCATCCAGCCTTCATGTCCTTATACGCCTTAGCGCTTACGGTACTTTTCTTTTTGGAGCGAGAAGTTCCAGCCTTTTTACGGGCATTCATGTTTTTAACTAATGACATATAAGCTACTTTTTTTTCTTAGCGGCCATGCCGCCTTTAGCCATTTTCTTTTTAGCGGCCATGCCACCCTTCATATAACCAGCTTTCTTAGTCATCGGCTTGCCGGTCTTCTTGGCTTCAGCCTTAGCTGCGGCCTTACCTTTAGCGTCGTAACCGAATTTCTTACCACCTACATTAGGCATAATATTCTCCTTACCATTTCTTACATGACCAATAACGGGCCGTTAGTTTACTTTTAGCCGTGTCGCATTTGTGTCTTGCACGAAATGATTTACGAGCTTTGGGATTATCTTTTCGAATTTCCATATTAGGATCGCCAAAGGGAATATACTTAACGACATCACCCTCGACAGCTAAGACCTCAAACTTCTTAGGGCCGCCTCTACGGGGCTTATTAACTGCTGTGAACCCATGCCGCTTCTTACCGGCAGCTATCTTCTCAGATTTAGTCTTTGCCATGTATCCCTATCTCTAATTATTCATCATCAAATTCATCATCAATTAAGTCGGGGATAAATCTTCTAGGATCATGTGGGACGGCTACGGAGCAGTCTTCTGTGACGAAGTATCTTCCGTAGCCATCAAACTCTTTACTTAAAGGATTATTCTCTAGCTCTGCTTCAGAGACTAGACCTTCTTCTACCAGTAATTGACGGATGCGATCAAACTTTAATCTTTGACCTGTACGCTGCTCTATGGCAGCACGTATATAGTATAAATTAAAAGACAATTCTTCTTTACCCCTACATTGTAACATTTAGTTAATAGTTTAGTCAAGCGGTTTATTATGCGATAACTGCATTATTCGGTTGACGACTAGTTAATCTATTGGTATAATGAATTGTCGGTTGAGTGGTCTACTATATATAACTAGTACTATACTCTTAGTATAATACTTTAAGCAGTAGTACCGCCGAACTTATCTCCATACACTTTCCTATAGATTTCCATTCTTGTTAGACCTACGTCTCTCAATTCTCGATCAGTCATGTTTATTAATTGCCAGTAGGCTACTCTTTTAGTCTGTATCTCAGATATCTTACGCACCATTGCGCCTTCTCCTGTAAATACGTGTACTAGTATTGCGAACATCTTTGTGAACATAATTAACTCCATTATAATATGTACCTACATTATACCAAGTAGATGCTTTATGGAGTAGATAGTTAAACGGTATACCCGTTATGCTTTAGTAAGGTAAGCAATAGCCCTTTTCATCATATCAACATTATCTTCAAAGCCACCTAAGCTTCTATTACACTTATGACACAACCATCCTCTAAACTTATCGCTGCTATGACAGTGGTCTACTACCCAGGAACCAGCAGACTTACCCCCCGACCCTGCAACATCTTCAGATGTCTTTAAACATATCGGACAACAGTAATCATCATCAGGCATCCCGTAAGTCGAGCGTATATCCTTACGAATACGTGTCATATGATTAGTACAACTCTTGCACTCGGTTCTGAGATAACTACCCCCAGAATGAAAGCTATATGCTGCTAGTGGCTTATCTGTCCCACATTTAGAACATACCTTTGAGTCACCTTCTACAGGATCATCTTTAGTCCAGCCAAATAGATTATTCTGGATCGTAAACTTGATCGAATAAGTCAGCAACATTCGTGTCGCTATCTTCAATGCGCTGGGCTACATCCCTCAGCTTTGCAGCTTCTCTCTCAAGTTCATTCGCTATTGCGTATAGCTCACGGTATTCCGGCTCAGATGTATCCAACACAAAGTCAACAATCTCGTAGAGTGTCTTAGAAATCATGACTTCATCAAGATCACCTACAGTCAGGGTAGAATTAAGATATAGCATCCCTGAGTCTGCTACTTCAAAATCATGATCTAGATAAACGGGTAATCCTTTGTCAAACAAAGTGGCATCCTGCCCAAGGTCTTCAATCATATGTAAACTTCCATATAAATACATTTATGATTGGTCACCCCCAATATAACAAATACATTAACTAAATGCAAGTACTATCGCTTTACAAATACCAACATATAACACCTTGCCCTATATATAGACACTTTACGTCCACTGCTGCTAGGGGTTGGCCCCCAGGCTGTTTACGGTTGCAATTTACCCAAATTCTGTCGGCGTTGTATACGGTAACGGAGGGGGTGGGGGTGGCAGTCGCCCCCCTAAAAAAAATAATATAAATAAAAAATTCTAAATAGCACGTAAAAATCTAAGTCATTGTTTTTATTATATAAAATACAAACCTAGTAATAT